GTCCATACTTGCGTCCCAGACAAGATATTCTGGCTTTACTGTATCACTATCACAAGGGAAATAATCTCCAACCTTTAAACGCCAGTTGCCTGTTACTTCGTCCATTTCAAGTGCTGATTGCGGACCCGTCATACTTGGACTTGCAAATTTATCAAGTACCTTGCTTATTTGCGATACTCTGACAATGATTTCAGCAACAATACTGTCAATCGGTTCATAATCATCATGACCATATATATTGTCACTTGTAAGCAGATTTGATATACGATAAACAGGGCAGGTATGCATTGAGGTTTCAAGGCTAAGTTCCTGCTTTTGAGTAATTTCTCTGCCAATTTTAAAGCTGCCTGGTTTGCCATTAAGCTCATAATTATGAGCTTCGCACTTTTCGGGCTCATCTGGTTTATGTATCTGTACCTTTAGCCCATATTGCTTTTTTGCTGTATCAATAAGATATACCCAAGCAAATATATGATATTGAAACTGCCTTATATTATCTTGATTGACAACAGGAAACCACATTGCAGGACTTACCACATCAATGCTTGGCAAACCTTTATCGTTGCATGATAAAAGCATAATAGCATCGCCATAGCGTGATACATCAATGCAACTAATATATGCACAGCCGAATAAATCTGTATCAAGCAGTATTTTGTCAATAACTTTTTGCTTGTTATCATCGGCAACAGTAACCTTTGGCGGTTCGCCGAATACAAGGTCAGCGGTTTTCACACTCAGCAGTCTTTGATAGTTAAACACAGTTCCATATGATACAACTCTGTCGAAATTGCCGACTACTCTTTCAATTCTGCGAAACTGCTCCTTGTAGACTTCTGCGTGGTTGTTTTCAAACAATTTTCTGTGGTCAAGATATGTTTCCAGTCTATATCTTTCACTGTCTGGCGGAAACGCCTTGCCACGCTCTAAAAATGATAAATCTGTAAGCATATTACCTCCTGAGTTTTACAATGCCTGGCAAGCCGTGCTTTGCAAGTACGGTCGAACAAAAATAGCGTATATCGTCCATTGCATGGTCATGTTCCTTCAAAGGTTTGTCTTCGCCTGTTTTTTGTGAGTGCTGAGTATCCCAGACATAGCTTGCAAACTCCGCAAATGTATTTGTACAGCAGTCATTAAACATAATCAAGCCTTGTTGTATGCAAGTGGCGGTTAATCGTATGCCATCAAGTACAGCATTATTGGCTTTATGGACAGTATACCTGCCATGCTTGCGGATAACAGTGATAAAGCTTGCCGCCGACGGGTCAACGATTATAGCCGTTATTGGCAGTCTGTCAATTAGCTTAACTACCTCGCTGTAATATTCCTCATCTGTTTTCTGTGCCTTTTTATTTCTTCCGTCATAATAATACTCTCTTATGCGATACCATACACCGCCACACATTCCCCATAATCCTGCCGAAAACGGGTTCAATGTACCGTAGTCTATGCTGACATAATATTGAGAGTAGTGTCGCTCATCAGTCGGAGCAACGCATTTTTCTTTGCTGAACATTGGATAAATCAAGCCGTCAGCAGATACCCAGCGACCGAGTATATAGCGTTCAAAAAAGTTGCCTGTATACAAGCTGTAATATCGGCTTTTGACTTCTTCGGAAAGAGTCAAGTTATCGTCCATAGTAAAATGCAGATACAAGGCTTTTTTCTCATCTGCTTTTTGAATCCATTCTTGGTAGAACCAGTGATACGGATTGTCAGGGTTGCAGTTGAACCAAAAGCGTGAGCCTGTTACGGAACAACGACCTAAAGCCTGTTCGACAAAGGAACGAGGCATAAGGGCAACCTCATCAAGCATAACGCCTGCAAGCGTAATACCCTGAATCAAGTCCTGACTTGATTCGTCCTTACCACCAAAAAGATAAAAATAATTATAGCGTTCACCTTTCTGAATAACAATAAGGTTTTCCGAGCGTTTGTCCTGAATTACATATCGCTTTCGTATCATATCCAAAAGTGGTTTTATGACATTTCTGCGGCACGAACCAACTGTTTTACCACAAACAGCAAAGTTACAGCCATCAAAGTTTGTCATAGCCCACAGTACAAAGGAAAGCGACATACTCATTGTCTTGCCTGAACGGATAGAACCATCAGCTATTACAGCATTATACTTTTTACTTATTGCTTCATTAGCCCACCAAGTCATAACTTTAGCTTGCTTATCGCTGAAAGATTTAATTTTCATCAGCGAATACCTCCTTACCACGAGCAAGGAGTGCAGCCGTTAGACCATCATCTTCGGTTTCAAATGATGTTGGCTTAAAGCTATCGAGATATAGCCTTATGGCATTTGTATCTCCAACACGGCATTTTTCAATAAGTGCTTTTCTGATTTCTGTAATTTCGCTTGTCTGATATTTTTCTATTAGTTCTTTTAGTTTTCTGCGAAAGTCCTTGCGTTTAAGCATATCAAGTGAGCGTTCAAGGCTCTGCAAATCTGCAACAATGTCGTAATATTGTTTATTATCAACTGATTCCAATAGCTTGCTAACCTTGTCTATATTCGACATTTAATCACTCCTTAAACATAGTTTAAATAACAGAAACGGCTGACATACTGCAGGACATAGCTTCGCCCCCAGCAACCTGATTTTGTTCGGAAATTAGGTTGCTGTGTTCCTGCAATATGTCAGCCGTTCCCTCCGAGGAGACGAATCAATCCCCATTGTTATCGGGCATTTGTAATACATAAGACAATTTGATTATCTGTTCCTGTCCTGCGATATGCAGTTTCACAACCGCACGCCTGTGGTGTCTTTCGACTTTGATGATGTTATCTTTTAAGTCGAGCAACACTCCGCTTATAACTTCGTAACTGTTCTCCGTTAGCTTGAGTACTGACGGTTCTTTCAGCAAATCGTTTAAGCTTAATATCCATTCTGTTTCTGATTGTGTGAGCGGTTCAGGCTGATGTCCGCCACCAAGCAAGCGGATAACTCCGTTAATGCCTGAAAGTATGTAATACTGCGACCAAGAGTACATCATCCTAATAAACACATAGCCTGAAAATACGATATACTGCTTGCTTATCCACTGCTTTGCTCTGTGTATCTGTCTGTTTTCAATCGTAACAACCGCCTCAACACCTCTGCGGAGTAATTCCTTTTGTACATCAAGCTCTGAACCAGTCTGCACCTGCAAGACATACCATTTATTATTTTCCATCATTTGCAGTACCTCCTTTGACTTTGTGCTTGATACGCATAATTTCCTCCTGCAGCTCTTTGTATAGACGAGGGTTGTCGTGCTTGAGGGTTTCATACAAAAGAGTTTGATTGCTTTCAAGAGCAATTTCCTCGTCACTTTTCACCTTTGTGTCAATGCCCCTCTTGTAAGCGACCGCCCTTGCAAGTGCCGTTGCTTGACTTAGCAATTTATCTGCCGACACCTCATTCCAGTGTTCATCGTCAAGTGCAGCCACTGCATCATAAACCTTTTGGCTTGCTAATCTTAAAATAGCCTCCGCAGGGTCAAGGTCAGGATAACGCTCCGTTTCAGTTAAAATCATTCTGAAATTTTCTTGAGCAATGCGAAGCTGTTCCGCATTAGCAAGAAATCTTTTTGCATATCTGCACACGCTTGCCTGTGAGAGTGTAACTTCGTTTTTTGCAAGGTACTTGCATATCTCACGATAACTTTCACCTGACATCAGCATTTGGTCTACTGTATCCTTAAGAGCTGGCTGGAGCTTGTCAATAGAACCAACTATTCTTCTTTTGCGGCTCATAGCTTACACCTCAATCAAATCATCTTCAAGCTTTCCTGCAAGTAATCTGATACCTTTTTCTGTCAGCTTTGCCTCAAGATGCACATAGTCAACATCAGCAATCTCAGCAATCTGCTTGCTTGTGACACGCCTCATCTGTATATATCCTGCCTCTGATAAGTAGTTCAAGCTGTCAAGATATTCGTTTTCAGGCATATCTTCAAGAGCGTACTTAACTTCTTCAAGTTTTTCATATTTATAGCGTAGCAAATTGATTGTACGCAATACACGACCGTTATTTTTAATAAATCTTCCAGCCCTCATTTTTGCAATTGTATCGTTCACTTTACTCACCCTTTCTTATTGAGTTCAATTAACATATCGTAAATCTTGTCTATTTTATCGTCTGTTTTTGCCTGAGAACGATAGAAATCAGCCTTACTTAAAGTGTTTTCTTTGATTTCTTCGACATCTTTTTGCAATTTGTCCATACTTGTTGCCGTATCGGATTTAAGCTCTTTAAATTCTTCTTTTGTAACATAAGTAAGCTTTATATGGTTAATATCAGCCTCGTGCTGGTCTTGCTTTGACATCGTTCTTTTCAGGAAATAGCCTATTATGCCGATTGCTATTGTCACCGCAAGCCCAACGAGCCACCAGGTGTCTGCTCCGAATTCCATTTTTTCACCACCAAACGAAAAAGGTATCATTAAGTCTTAACTTAATGATACCTTAAATCTTTGAAGTAAAATATATGAAATATTTCTCTTTTTTTCTTCAATTTTTACCATAACGAGGTCTGCTCCGAACCATACATTTCATTCATATAATCAGCTACTATAGTTCTTACAGCTCTTTCTGATAAACCGTATTGCTTTGCAAGTGAGGTATAATTTTCGCCGTTAAAGTGTCGTATAATTTCTGCATCACGCTTTATACAAAACAGCTTATCCATTTTTGCAATATAGATATTAGAACCACCATAAAGCTTGACAAGCTCTATATACGCCTTGATTCCGATTGCCTGTGCAATTTCTCGTTGTTCGCCTCTTAGGTCAGAGAGCTGTATTTCAAAACTATCCATATTCACCATCACCCCTCATAGCCTTGCGTTCGGCACTTCTTATGTACCTCTTTATTGCCTCAATCAGCTTGCTGCCCTGTTGGTATGTAAGCCAGACAAGTGGTTTTTCAGGAAGTGCGTCAACACCGACCTCTTTTTTTATTATACCGCACAGCCTTTCGCCGAGTGATTTTGAGCTTTTCTTTTTATCGAATTTTTTCAGCTCATACATTAAATGCCACACCTTGCGTTGCTGTCCTTCACTCATACCGCCTGGCTGTTCCTCATATCTTGCTGTTCGTCTTATCTTTGCAGGAGGTTCTCCAAGATTTTGTATATGTATGCGTTCTGCAAGTTCATGTACAACTGCCTTGTATTCATCATCTGTAAGAGTCTTTATGCTATCCTTGCCTGTTATTGATTCGACAAGCAGATGTAGGTTATCACGCTTATTACCACTTTCAAGTATACCGAGTATTGAGCCCATACCGTATATCCGTTGTATCTGCTGTTTTGTCATAAATTTCAGCTCCTTATTTAATTTTCTTCGCTAATCTCATGCATTGCATATATTGATATTTCTGCTCGTAAAAAATCTGTTCGAGTATGCAGATTCGTCTTTTATCATTTTCTGTCTTTTCATCTCGCTGATATAAAATATCAAGTTCACGCTCAGCATACTCATAGTTTGTTTTACAGCGTTCAGCCATTTTCAACCAAGTTTCCACATAGCCTCACCTACTCAACTGAGATTTTTGTACTCTCATCAACAATCATAGCAGTATCAATAAGCTTTGTTATTTCAGCAATATCACTATCGCTTGTTATACCATTAAGTTCAAGCAAGGTGCTGTAGCTCTGCCAAGCTGCCGCCTCGCTGATGAGATAAGCATATTCATTTGCTTCTTGCTCTGATAAACCGCCGATATTGATAAGATTTTTCTTATCTGTTTCAAAATTTGCACCCTTGAGCTTCTTGGCTAACTTTTTGCGTATTGTATCGTCTACTGGCAACTGAGCAATGGCGTCATTAAGCGATTGCTTAATATATGAGCCTGTCCATACCTTTGTGAGCATACGCTTTGCAGGAGTTGTAAGCGTGTACTTTGTTTCCTCCTTAACTGCGTCGCTATATGCTGCTCCAAATATTTTCTTAAGCAATGTAGGATATGTGAGCTTGAGAGTTTCAGCAATTGTTGCAGTTACTTTATTTCCTTGTTCAGAAGCATATGTAACCGTTTTATACTTTGTATTCTCTAAATCCTTACTGCTTGCAAAAATAATCTCAGCTTCAAGCTTTTCTTTTTCTGCTGTAAGCTCTGTTATCTTCGATTTTATAGTTGTGAGCTGGTCAATCAAGTTTGTATCAATCATCAGTCTTCACCGCCTTGATAATCTTATTTGCACAACTTTTACAAATATGAAGTTTACAATCCTCAACAAATATAATATCTTCGATTGAAGCACAAAAATGACAAGCAGCCGCATGAGGAGTAATGACGATTTTTTCACCATCACTTCTTATATCAACTGCTGTGCCGGAGTGTAAGCCCGTTTCAAATCTCATATCTTTCGGTATTGAGATTGAACCGTTTTTCTGAATTTTCTTTGATTTTTCCATAAACATTCTCCTTTATAGGTCAATAATGTCCTTGATATATTCATAGCTTTCTTCGATTTTATATGTAGTGCGACCTTCTGACTTTAATTTTTCACTAAATTGCTTTAATCTTGCTGCTATCTTTAATGCTTTAGCTGCACCAACAGCTTGTAAACTATGCTTTTCCGTCATTGTACGGTGTACAGTCATTATTTGCACTGCTTCAAGCAAATACAATGTACTTCCATAAATATTATTTTTGAATACCTCATCAAATTCTTCTGAAGATTCTGATATAAATTTTTCACGATTCAATGGTTTTTTATTAGGTGGAATAACTCCTTGTTTTTGGAGTTCCTTTTTGATTTTTGCTCGTTCAGCTTTTTCTTTTGCGGTCATTTTTTTAGCCACTACTGCTATACCTCCTTTATAAATCCCTCTTTGAGAGCAATACTTTTGATTTTAGCAAGCGTTGCTGTACCAATTCCACGATAGCCATGCTCTTGAAGATGCTGTATGAAATTTTCTACAGTATTATTAGCTTGAGCTTTATCGGAAAGCGTATCAATAAATTCACAAAGCTGGCTGTCAGTCATTTTTCTAACCTTGACAGCTTTTTCATGCTGAGCACGCTCAAGAGGTGTCTTTTGAAAATTTTTCTTTGCCATTTTATCACTCCTTTAAATTTATCCCCACTCTGCGTTGCCGGGCTTGTGACCGTTCATCAAAAACTGATGAGCCGCATTAAGGTGGGGCATACAGCCCCAAGTATTTTAAAGTGGTTTAACAACTGCGATTATGTCAAAATTTTCCATTATTGTATCCGCAAATTCAATATCATCTTTTGTTGCCATTGATTCAAGTGTTTTCGTGAAGTTTCTCATTGCAACAATTGCCATTGGATGAGTGAGTTGAGTTATTGAAATTCCTCCTAAAAATCTAAAATATAACTGAACTATTTCTGGTATTGTTTCATTTATTACTTCATTATTATCTTCTTTGCACGCTTTGGCTAAAGTTATTGATAATTCAGTAAGTTTACGATTTTCCTGTTCTGTCATTATATTTCCCTCCGTTAATTCATTGTTATTTGCATAGCTGATGCCATTGCAGATAGACCTTCATAGCTGATATTTTGATTATCAAGAGCATTGCTATATACATTTATTGCTCCTCGCAGACCTTGCGGAGAATGTGCAATATTCAGTAAAAATGTTATTTCTTTTTTTCCATGAAGAGCAGGACAAAGCAATTCAATATCGTGATATTCAATGTCTGATGTCAATCTTATTTGTTTTATCTTCGTTCTGTTTGCGATTTGTGCATATGCAGGCTTATTGTTACTGCCAGCTGTCTCAAGATTACCAATAAGACAAATGCCAAGCTGTGGATTGACATCCGAAAAAGCTCTGAGAGCTTCTACTGTCTTAATAGGTAAGTGTTGTGCTTCATCTACAATAAGTACTTTTTCACCAGATAAGGCATTGCTTATTGAAAACCACATATCATCTTTTCTGCTTTCTCTTAACCTGAGTGTTTTGCATATCAATTTCAAACAAGCAACTACACCCGATGTACAAGGGTTCACTGAAATATATATTGCACTATTCGGATAATCCTTAATATATTGTTTCGCAGCCATTGTTTTGCCAATACCTGCATCACCGCTCTCTCTTGCAATACCACCTTTAAGATGACAAAGCCTGATAGTCTTATAAACACCCATAGATATAGATGTTTCAACATATCCAACAGTATTTGTTTTGCTCAAAAGGTTATTTGCTGCTTCTACAGTTTCAAAAATTTCTGTTAAACGAGTTTCCACATTTGCGACATTTCCTTCATACTTGTCTTTAAGATATGTACTAAGAGTCGCAGGACTAAGTCCGATTGCTTTTGCCGCCGAACTAAGCGAACCACTTTCGCTTATATAGTTTTTCAGCTTTTCTTGTAATTGCTTGTTTGCCATAATTACTCATCCTTTCTGTTTCTTGCGTCTTTCAGCACTATGTATCATTCTGTCTATGTCTACATTTGCTCTTGTGCTTCCGCCAACAGCTTCAGGTAATGATTCATCTGCACGCTGTATCGTGATTACAGGATTGGCTGGCGTGATAGAAATTTCCTTATTTCGCTCAACCTCTCTAAGTACAAGGTCAAGAGCAGTGTGTTTACCAAGTACCAATGCTTTTTTAGCTTTGAGTGATTTCTTAACAATGCTTTCATACTCTTTAACCTTATGCATTGCAGCAGATACTTCTTCTTTGCTTGCACCATATTCACATATTGCTGTATTATCAGCAGGTACAGTCATAAGATAGCGGTCTTCAAGGTCGTATATGCGTATTTCACCAATATTGTCAGGGTCATACCTGTAATATACTTTCTTGCCCTGCATATCAAGCAATTCTTTGCTGAAGTAGTCTATACGCTGTCCTGATACTGTAAGATGTACGCCTCTTCTGCCGACAGTCTGAGCTTTTGATGACCTCATAAGCATAAGATTAAGTTCACTTTCTTCAGCAACTCGCTTATGCAATAGATTTTCTTCATAAACCTGCTGTTTTGGTTTACCTTTATCTTTTGCAACAGCTCCGTTATATACATCTCTGTTAAAGTAATACTTAACAATCATCTCTATTTGTTTTGTGAAGTCTATGTCATTCGGAATTCTTCCGCTCTTTAAAATCGTTTTAAGCGATTCTGGCTTTTCAAGTACATTTCCGCCTGTAAATGTTTCAAAAAGACGGCTTATACTATTCTTGAGGTCAAGAAATCTTCGTTCAATAATCTTTGCTTTCGCATTGCGTACAATAGCGTTTGTCATCTTAATGCCAAGACGCTCAAAAACAGGTGGCGGAGTAAACTTATCCTTAGTCGATTTCTTCTGTCTGTGTCCAAGACCGCCAACATCAAAGGTCAAAAATTCTCGACCGTTATCAACATATATATTAGCCGGTATTCCATATTCCATAATACCCTTACGCAATGCAATAAGTGTTGCTTGTGAGCTTGGGTTATTAGTAACATAAATACCTGTTAATATGCCGCTTCGTGCGTCCATAAAGGCTGTAAGGTATAATCTGTGAGTTGTTTTTCCGTCTGTAGTCATTACATCGAATGTGTGATTATCAGCAATCCACCACTCATTGCTTTCCATATTGTCATATAAGCGTTTGATATATGGAGCATAGCGGTCTTTGAAAGCTTTATCGCCATATCTTCCAAGAGTTTTTAAGCCTTCCGTAATGTCGTTTTCTATATGCCTGCAAAATGTTGCATAAGACGGAATCTGTTCTAATAGATGAGGCTGTTCTTCTCTTGTCCATAACTTTGTATACTCATAACACTTTTTTACTGGATATTGTCTTTCATCCAAGTAATAGTATAAAAAAGCGTCCCATACAGTGGCAGGTATACTGCTTGCTCCCTTGCGTGTATAACCACGCCCATCAGCAAGAGCCACTTTATCACCTTTTCTTATTGCATTGTATTTGCGTTGCAAAATATCATATGTAATTTTTATATCTGGATATTTTTCAGATACTAACGCTATATATGCCTTATCAGCTTCCGCCTTACTGCCTTTATATTGATTTCTGAAACTTTGCCAGTTCTCGATTATCAATAACCATGTATTTATCTGATTTCGTTGTTGCTCATTAAGCTCTTCTATTGTTCTGCTTGATGTATCAACTTCCTCTTCAGGCAATACCAATCCATGAGATTTTTGATATTTCAGCTGTAATTTAGTGTCGAGTGCTGAGAGCGGTATCAAATACTGCGGTCTGTTCTTATCATTGAGTTCTTTTTTTGCCTTTATACTTCCACTCAAAGCAGCTTTGCGTAAATATTGTGTACTGCAACCTTTAAGCTCAGCAACTTCCTTAACAGTTAAGTATGTTTCCATAATTGTCACCTCATTTCTATATCAATAATTATTAAACTGTTTTTAACTATTGCTTATGGCTTGTTTAAACGACCTGCCATCATCGGAGCAGGGTGGTCAATCTCCTGCTGACCGCCTTGTGGCGGTTTCGGCTGTTTATGCTTCTTGATGTTCATTCTGATTTTGTGATTCTTGCTTTTGTAGAGGAGGAAAAGTCATTTTTCGTCCTGACCAATAGTTTGATGCTGTGCTTTTCATAAGTTCTCTAAAATCCCTTTCGTCCTTGAGCCCTTTGATAAAGTAATCAAAATCTCTCTTTGTCTTACAAAGTTTCTTGGCTTTTTTGAGCGTACGCTCAATTTTCACGCTTTTAACAAGTGTACCAAATCCCATTTTTATCTCTCCTTATATATTTTCATTGCCCTTAGTGAGCATTTCCTCTATCTGTTTTTTAACCATCGTATCAAGCTTATATATATACATAGCCCAAGCAATACGAGGACTATCATATTTGCTTATTGTGCCTGCTGGCGTTTTGATTATATAATGCTTATTTTCTTTATCGTAAAGTAATTGCATTCCACGATTATCAAACATTTTAACAACCATTGCGTATAAAATCTCCTATTGCTGTACAGGATACTACCCTTTCGCAAAACTTGTGCCTTGCAAAGTGTATGTTATCCGTATAAACTCCACAATATGGGTCACCATCATTGTCTAAATACCATACTACATATGGCTCAGCAGCATACGGATTGTATGCAAGTACCACCTTATCTGCAAAGTTTGCAATTACTGTGTGCGTTCCATTGATTTTTTCTGTGATATTCATTGCTTTCCAGCTCCTTTCATTGACCTGCCATCATCAGAGCAGGGAGGTCATCTCCTGCTGACCGTTCCCAACAGGGAGCGGTTTCGGCTTATTGATAATTCAAAGAATTTATGATACTATTATTAAAAAAAAAGGATGTGAAATAGTTATGTTTTTCGATTCTTCAATTCCATTAAAACATGAACTAAACTGTTTGAACTACGATATATCTCTTTACTGTAAATTTCTAATAGATTGTTTGCATGATACTTTTCCCGATTATTTAAGGTTGTACAAATCTAAAATTTACTCTTATGCAAATAACATTGATAAATATAAACCTAATGAGTTTCCTTTAAAATACAGAGTTTACATAATAGACTATAGGCTTAATATTATCTTTGCAGGATTAGATACGAGCGGAAAAATGTCGACATTTTTCTCGAAATACGGAAAGTATTCTCATGATATAGAGGATTATTATTTCGGTGATGGAGAGAAGTTAGAAGAAAAAATTTCTGGATTTATAAATTACAATTCAAAAGGATTAAAGAAATTTTCAGAATCTTACGGTTTTATACCTGTAGAAGAATTGTCAATGTCAACTATATTGATATGTGCTGATGAGGAAATTCAAGAGCATAGATTAATATCAACTTTTCAAACTATGATTTTGCTTGAAAAATATAGAACTAAAAATGAGATTGACTGGAAACAAATTATCAATAGAATTAATAAAGAATATGAGTGGATTTAATAATCTTTTTCTTTTAATTTTTCTCTTAATTGTCGTTCTATCCTTTTTTGAAGTGAGTTTCGAATTAAAGCAGTTTGGTCATATCCATATACATTGCCATTCGGAGTGTAGATTCTAATTGTTTCTTTTATCTGTTGGCGATTTAGTTCGTCGGCAGATTTCTTTTTATATAGCATAGTACCCACCTTCTTTCCGACCTGCCATCATCAGAGCAGGGAGGTCATTTCCTGCTGACCGCTCCATTTGGGAGCGGTTTCGGCTTATTCATGCTTTATAAATACTCTCGATTTCAGCTTCCTCGATTATTCCGATGAGGCTTTTGATATTACTAAGCTTTTCACTGTCGGACTTCCAGTCACTCGCTGTGTTCATCAGACTTTCAATCATATGAATACATTCCTTATATGCCTCACTTAAGCCTTTTTGACTAATAATCTCTTTAAGATATTTCTCCATTTTGATTCACCCTCTGTAAAATTTCTTTGCGTATCGACAAATAGATGCTTGCGATAATTCTATACCGCAGTCAAGTAGGAACCTTTGAATCTGTTATCTTGCATATTGTGTTTTCCATAATTTTCACTCCTCATTCTCTGCATATATCATTCATAGTGCAATCCAATGCTTTTGCAATATCCATTGTAAGCATTAACGACGGTATTTTGCGTCCGGTTTCAATTAGTCCAATCATTGATTGATTAACCTTGACAGCTTGAGCAAGTTGAGCCTGTGTCATTCCTACTTTTGTGCGAATATTCTTGATATTTTCGCTAATACCCATACAAATATTCCTCCTTATTTTTCTTGTTTTTACTTTATGACTATGGTAATATTTAAGTAAGTTAATTACTTTAGTAAATATTATAGTGCTTTAAAAAGCACTTGTCAATATTATGAGTGCTTTTTAAAGCACTTTCTGCATTTTGCACAACAGTTAGGAGGAATTATTGTGTTTTTTAACAATTTAGAGTTAATGTGTAGTAACAAAAAAATAAAAATGACTCAATTGCTTAAAGAACTTCAATTAAGTAAAAGTGCAATTTCCCGCTGGCGTAGTGGTGTTTTACCCAATGGTGAAATTTTAATTAAAATTGCTGATTTTTTTGAATGTTCTATTGATTACTTAGTTGGTAGAACAGATGATCCAACTTGGCGTAAGGCAACTAAAAATACTGCCAAAGTTATTACCAAATCTCCTATATTATCAGAAAAGTTCGAAGAGCCTAAAATTATGTTGCCTTATTATCCACAGTCTGCCAGTGCTGGTAACGGAAATTATTTGTTTGAGAGTTCATCAGAATGGCGTAATGTACCCAAAAATAGCAAGACTGAAGAGGCTGATTTTATGCTTATGATAAGTGGTAATAGTATGTTACCTAAATTTTCTGATGGAGATATAGTTTTAGTAAAAAAAACACCTTCAATATTTGAAGGTGAAATTGGTATATTCTACATAGATGGTGATGCCTTTATAAAACAAATGGGGAACGGAGAACTTATTTCGCTTAATCCTGATTATCCTAATATATCACTTAAAAATTGTAATGATGTTCGATGCTTCGGTCAGGTTATAGGTGTTCTTGATGCATAATTATTAATAAATATACAAAAATAGTGTTTAATTATACATTTTGGTTGCGATTTTAAAATTAGTAATTGTTATCATTTTATCTTATAAATGTACATAATTACTGAATTGCAACTGGTTGCTATTTAAATGTGTATTTAGTTGCGATTAAATTACCAATTGTCAACCATTGCAACAGCTGTGCTGTGTAATTCGTAAAATGCCCTTAAACGGCTTATAAACCGCATTTATAGCTTTCTTAAACACTTTTAAACGCTATTTTCTAATGGTAATTACATACCCTTTATAAGCCCTAAAATCGCCCAAAACTGCTTTCAAATAAAATCCAAAAAAAGAGCCGTTTTTCAAAGTGTAACCTTTCGTTACGCTCGAAAAACGGCTTATTTATGGGATTTTTTTGATATTCCCTTGTTTTTTCGGTTTTTACCAACTTCCTCTTATTTTTTGGATTTCATTTACAAACTTACAACATACTTAGAATTTCATGCACTTCATCTGCTACTTCATCTGTTGTAGATTCTATAAAATCAAACAAGCTTTCAATATCTTTTGGGCTACCATACTCAAGAATCGCTTGATTTTTTCTATAGTAATCAGTATCATCTGGATTTAAACACTTTAGTATTTCATATTGATTAAATAATACTAATCTTTCTTTTTTACTAACTTCCATGAGCTACACTCTCCTTTATTATTTTATTTAAATTTTATATTAGGTACAAATATAATTAAGTGTATTATTGAATTCATCTAAAATTCAACTGAAATCGACATATTCTTACAACACAAAGAGCCACCTAAAGCTGGGTGGCTCTCTATGCAAATAACTCAGGAGGTACAAAAAATGCCTCGTATGTGGGTCAGATAACGCTCTGACGGGCGGCTCATTGTTACTGAGCGTGTATTTGTATGAACAACATATAGAAAGAAGAGCAAGTTGTTGGCGGTGGAGTGCTTAGCATAGTAGCTTCACACTCTCGTCCGCCCTCATCTCACAATACCATTTTAGCACTTATCGAAGGGGCATTAAAGGACATTTCGGGACATTTTAGGACATCTTATGCATTTCTTTAAATTTTTCAAGCGCAAGTCTATGTAATCTATGGGTTTGTTTTACGCTATAATGCGTGTTCTCGGCAATTTTCTCAAATGACAATCCATTGATGTAGTAGTCTGTTAGTATGCTTGCATATCTATTATCAGCAAGACAGGATATTTTTTCTCTCACCTCAAACTTCAAATTAACAAAAGTATCAATCTCATCATTTATCAAGCGTTGCATATCAATTATCTTTTCTATCATCTTCTGACTGGTGTCACTTGATTGTGATGTTTTAATTTTTTCACACGGTATAGGTGATTTTAAACTTTCAATATCATTTTTTAGACCCTTAAGTTCTCTAATTTTTGAATTTATTACCATATTCATATCTTTTACTTGTAGTAAATATTCCTTCGCCGTCACTCCTATTCCTCCTTTAATTCCAGATACTTATTCAAGTACCAAATTGCTTTTTTAATATCCTCATCGGCATTTTTGTTTTTGTGCCTGTAAAGATACTTGAAAGCGTTGCAGATACAGAAGTTCTGCACTGCCTCTATGCCCTGCGTTTCAAGCATTACATCTATGCACTCAAACTTGCCTGTTTCGTAATGCATAGGGTGATTTACATTATCGTTGTTATTCAATGCTATTCCTCCTGACTTTCAAAGAGCTTGCCCAACTACTTCAATATTCATTTTGCACTGCCCATATAATTTTTTAGTATGCTTAAAAGCTCTTAAAGCTTTATTCATATTTGATTTTTCCTGACGCAGATTTTGCTTTAGTTCTGTAAGTTTGTTTTGTCTTATCTGAAATCCGTTCGTTTGCCTTCCAGATTCTATAATTTCACTTAAATCGGTTACATTCTGATGATGTTTAAAATAATCGCTTGAATACTGCTCAGTTTGTGATTTAAGCTCTGGTAATTGTAGCTGAAGAAAGTCTGAAATTTGTTTAACTAAATTTTGCGAACAATTTGAAGCATTTACAAGCTTCAGAAACTTCTTCATTTTCGCTTTGGTGCAAGGAAAGAATCTGTCCATCGCAATAATCATACTTCCGTGTGTGTCATTATGCCAATCAAGTTTTAAAGTCTCCATTTTTAACCTCCTTAATCTTTGCTTTCAATGCCGACAGCAAAGCCTCCTGTGTACCACTTTTTTCTTTCAGCGCATTCATAACAAGCTCGTCTGTACTGTCATCAACAACCAGATGGTGTATTATCACCTTATCTTTTTGACCTTGCCTATAAAGTCTTGCGTTCGCCTGCTGATAAAGTTCTAAACTCCAGTTAAGCCCAAACCAAACTATGTGATTTCCACCAGCTTGAAGATTAAGACCATAAGCTGCACTTGCTGGGTGGGCAAGCAGTATGTTAAGTTCTTTGTTATTCCATTTGTCTATATCCTTTGGCGATTTTAGTTCTCCAACTGTCAACTTCGTTTTAGCAAGTGCAATCTTTAGTCTATCAAGGTCATGCTTAAAATTATAAAATACAAGCATTGGCTGGCCTTGCGCTGCTTCTACAAGTTCCATAAAGGCCTCTATTTTGCAATTATGAATTTCGATAACACTGCTCTCTCCATAAACAGCTCCATTGCACATTTGCAGAAGTTTATTCGATAAAACTGCAGCCGTTCCCGCATCAAGATTGTCTTCATCAATCTGAAGGAACATCTCTTTTTCAAATTTGTCATACATTTTTCGTGCTTTGCTGTCAAGCTCCACAGGTACAACCACATCTGTTCTATCTGGCAGCTTTATGTAGTCTTCTGCTTTCATTGAAATGCAGATGTCTGATATTCTCTGCCTGATTTCTTCGGTGGCTTCCTGCTTCTCTTCAAAAGTTGAAAAATTTCCTCCATGTGTATTCTGAATGAAGTACGCCTGCCTGTACGCAGTAATCGTTTTACCTAATCTTTCTCCGCCGTCAAGCAGGTAAACCTGCGCCCATAAATCCATCATACCGTTTGGTGCCGGGGTTCCTGTTAAGCCTACAAACTTTTTGATGTGAGGTCTGACCCATGTCAGGCACTTAAATCTCTTTGCTTTATTACTCTTAAAGCTTGAAAGTTCATCGACTACAACCATATCGAATTTCCAATCATTTCTGTAATGGTCAACCAGCCAAGGAACATTTTCACGGTTTATCACATAAACATCTGCCGGAGTATTTACAGCCCTGATTCGTTTTGATTCTGTCCCGAGAATTTTTGAAATTCTTAGGTGCTTTAAGTGGTCCCATTTTTCTGCTTCTTTACTCCAGGTTGCTTCTGCAACTTTTTTCGGTGCAATAACAAGACATCTTTGAATCTCAAACCTGTTGTATTTCAAATCGTTTACTGCTGTAAGAGTTATTACTGTTTTACCCAAGCCCATATCAAGAAATAAGCCTACTGCCTTATCATTGATTATTCGTTGTATACAATAACTTTGATATTCATGCGGTTTGTATTTCATTTTTCAGCTCTCCAATCAGCGCATTCACCTTGGCTTTTGTATCTACATCGGCATAAACAGTAAAACCTAATGCTCTTAAAATATTCTGCTGCCGTCCCTGCATTGGTGTACTGTGCTTACCTTCGGACTTTAACTCAATAAAAACAACTCTGCCGCCGGGCAAGCAAACCAGCCTATCGGGTACGCCTGTGTTTCCGGGTGATACAAACTTATATGCTCTTCCGCCGATTTTACGAACCTCATCTCTGAGATATTTTTCTGTTGTCTTTTCACTTTCCACTGATTTTACCTCCTTAATTTTTTTTCATTCGTTACATTTTACAGCTTTCCCCTATTATATATACGCGTATAGGCGTGTAGGCGTATGTATACTCTCTAATCTCTCTATTTCTTATTTTATATATAATAAATGTAACAATGTATATAAAAGAGAAAAAATATAGATTTTATGCAGGTTTTGGGTGTTACATTCGCTTGTTACATTCTGTTACATTCCAAAAAAATGTAACAAGCCGAATTTTCGATATTTTAGAATGTAACGACAGAATGTAACGAGAATAGATAGCCTCTTTGGAGACCATAATCAGCTCCAAATCTCAATGGCTTATCCGCCTTTTTCAGCCCGTTTATTGACGAGAGGATATCGTTAATCTCTCTTGTATCAGACTTGCGCAGCTGTTTAACATCACCGCCAAGCGCCTCGCACCACACTTCGAGGGCACAAATTTTATCACGAGGTACGAGTCCTTCTGCTTCATCAGTTCTTCCAAATTCATTTGCCCAAAATGCTCTACGCTGGAGTAAGCTGCGCTTATTCCAGTCAGAAGGCACTTTTCTTGACACAAACTCTTTTATGATTCCTTCCCTTGCACTTACTTCCATATGAGCCTCTTGTTCCTTAACTGCATAATCCTTGACCACACCATCAAGATACAATTTTTCGCCTAACTTCCAATAAACAACGGCTTCTGCCCATAATTGAGGTACAAGCGGCTCAAGCTCTGTAAATACAGACTTAGTCGGTTTATGCATATAGCAGTCTATAGGCCAAAATCGACGGTTTCCTGTTCTGTCACGAAGATAATCATTATCGTTAGTCGTACCGATAAAAACGCACCTACGAGGGAAACTGCTTGTCCTACGGCCAAACGGTTCTCTATAAATATCCTCTACCTTCGTAAGAAAACGCTTAACTGAATTAAGCTCAGATGTATTCATACCGGAAAGCTCACCTATTTCATTTATCCACACGCCTCTAAGCATTTCAGACGCCTCTTTCCCTTCGAATATATCAAGGCTTTCAGAATACCAGCCATTACCCATTATGCGTATAAGTGTACTTTTTCCTAAGCCCTGAGGGCCCCCGAGTATAGGCATCGTATCGTATTTACACCCGGGTACCATGGCTCTTGCAACCGCTGCGGCAAAAAATTTTCGTGTACAGGCTCTTACATATGGTGTATCTTCGGCACCAAGGAAATCAATAAAAAGCGTTTCAAGCCGCTTTGTTCCGTCCCATTCCAGACTGTCAAGAAAATCCTTAACCTCATTTATACTATTATTTTGAACAACCAATGACAAAGCATCATAGATTCTATCCTTGCCCGTAATGGTATATGTCTTTTCAAGATAGTGCCTAAGACCGGCGTCGTCTGTGTCGTTCCACCTGCGTTTAGTATCTTTGCTATCCCAAGGTAAAGAACCGTTAACCGTCACCAGCCCTGAAAATTCATCATAGAATATCTTTTTCTTTAACATCGGGTCGTTCTCAAGTATGATAAGAATATTATCGGTAGTCTTAATCGGCACACCGCTTTGCGGTGATATGCTTAACTTTGCCATCCAATCCCCATTGTCTTGAACAGGCTGGTTAAATTCAGAAGTTGCCTTGTCATATCTCTCTTTATTAAGAAGTGAGGATACAGCTGCATCAGATACTGCAAGCTTACACATTTCAACATAGCTGGGCAGTTTATTTGTTGGGGTTCCTTCTTTTGCTTCATCATCAAGTTCACCGAACTTATGAAGCCTTACAAGGTCAAAAGCATTGCACAAACGACCGCTTATCGGGTCTGTAGCGTGATGTGAATACAGGAAGCTGCCATCTTCGTAGACCACCGCACCGCCAGTTGTAGAACCCTCTGAGTATGTAAAACGGCTCTCATCATCACAAGGCAGATAAACTCCGGGCAAGAATTTATCTATCGCAGAATAAACATTGTATGTACGACAAAAAGCACCTACAACACCTTGCTTTTCTGTTGGCTCACCCTGTTTTTTGGCAAGTTTAAGTCTTGTTTGCGGTGCATTTGGCACTTCCGGCCATTCTGCGATATTTCTCCAATCACCATACATATCAAGCATACCGTCAGATGAGAGAAACGACTTATCCCCAAATTCACAGATATACTGACTGTCAGATGAAACAGACGGCCAATACATAAGCCTTGAAGCCTGAAATGTAGTAGGGTCGCAAAACTCTATGCCAATAAGCTGTGCAAGCTTTCTCGCAATAGGCTCGTATTCATCAGCGGTACAAGTTCTGTCAAGTGGAAATATTGCTCTTAATCTTGGCTTTGCTTCCTCATGCTTTCTGGTCGAGTAGACCGCATAACCACAGCCAAGAGCTGAAATCCGCTGAAGTACAGAAGTTGTTCCCCCTGCTGGAATATTATCAAGGTCAAGTGTGATTAAATCTCTGCCGACCACGCTGTCAGCTCTTCTGTTAGATGCCTTAAAAACACCACCGACAAAGCCCCCAACATCTTTTAATTCGTCTTGCTTAGCTTTGGGGAAAGAGAGATATTCACTTAATTTTTCCGTACTTCTTGTGGGGGTATGTAGTTTTTCAACAAATTCCGACCATAACAGTTTTTGAGGATTCCAAACTTTTGACTTTCTGCTCGCACCTGTTGTTATTGTAATCACTCTGTCATTAAACATATTTAGCTTCACCCCTAATCTTTCATATAATATTGCCCTTCAAATCCTGCGGCTTTAAGCGGTAAGCCCTCGGCCCACTCAATAGGCTCACCCATTAATTTACAAGCGCTTTCATGCGATATAGCCTCCATAGGGCAATCCATTACAACTTCATCATGTATGTGCATTACAACTTTTAGGCCTATATCATCAAGTCTTCTGAGCGTTATTGCAAGGCAGTCACGAGCGATTGCCTGAACGATATTTTCTGTTAGCTTGCCCCCATAGGTACTCTGCTCGGAAAAGCTTTTGCTTTGCTGACTTACGCCATAATAATGTAGCGCTTCTTTACCAAAATCGTTTTCAGCTAAGAACGGATGAGGGTAATATAACTTTCGCCCGCTTGGCAGTCTGACAGTGAAAAAATCAAGACCGTTTGCAATGTCATATTCTCTTGCAAATATAATTCCTTTATTTATTCCAACTGAATGACCTGTTCTCATAACTTCAAGAGCAGCGTTTTCACATGAATACCACAAGTCTTTTATTCTCGGATTTGATTTTCGCCAACGGGACACGATATCAGGTAATTCACTTTCAGTAAGTCCCATATTCAAAGCACCCATAGCTATAAGAGCACCCGCAGAACCCTGATAGCCGAGAGCAAGCTCCGCAACTTTTCCTTTAGCTCTGAGTGCGTATTCAGGATTTCCTTTTTTAATTTTTTCAATAGGAACTCCGAACATTGATGACGCCGACGCTTCGTAAATTTTTCCATGGGTGTTAAAAACATCAAGCCTCCACTGCTCACCCGCAAGCCATGCTATAACTCTTGCCTCAATGGCAGAGAAATCAGCAACAACAAACTTATTATTTTCCGATGGGATAAATGCGGTTCTGATAAGTTGTGAAAGCGTATCGGGAACATTACCATATAAAAGTTTTAAGGCTTCCACGTTTTTTTCTTTAACATATTTTCGGGCTATATCAAGAGTTTCAATATAGTTCCTTGGCAAATTTTGAACCTGAACAAATCTGCCAGCCCATCGGCCTGTACGGTTCGCTCCGTAAAACTGTAAAAGACCTCTTGCTCTGTCATCTTCACATATACACTGCCTCATCGTTTCGTACTTTGTGACCGATGACTTTCCAAGTTCCTGCCTAATTGCAAGAACTCTATTTACATTTTCTTGATTAATTGTTTTCTCCTTAAGTTCTTGAACATCGGCTTTACTAAGAGATGTAATGTCCTCACCGATTTCTTTTTCGAGCCAATTTTTTACTTGTGCTACAGATTTCGGATTTTCAATGCCTGTTAATCCAATAGCTTCATTCATAAGCTCATTGGTAATAACATCGTTGCAATATAAAGCACCGTCAATAAGTTCTGTATCAAGTCTTACTCCGTAGGCGTTCATTCTCATATCAAGCTGCCACTGTTTTTGAACATCATCCGGTACAGGAAAATTTGAAAGCTTATTAAGTATGGTATTCTCCGTTACAACATCCTGCATGCAATAAGTTTTAAAAATCTGCCATTTTTCAGGCTCATGGTATGACATATTTCGGATACGATTGCCGTTGCTCTTTGTAGGTTTACAGGGCTTACAAAAATAGTTTATTAAGGATTTACCTACTCCCATTTTTCGTTTATCCTGTGGCAGATTTAAAGCTCTGCCAAGTGCGTCAAGTCCTGCTGGGTAGCCTAAATACATACCGTGAAGCATTGTACACTGCCATTGTTTTAGCCATTCATCACGCCTATCCGGCTTAAGCATAAAGAATTTACTTAAGCAGTACCATTCGAACGCTGCATTATAGGCGTGCTTAACGACATTTTCATCAAATAAGGCACACAATATTGTGTTCGGAATTTTTTCACCTGACGATAAATTTCCAGCTGTCAGGTCTACAATTTTTACATCTTCATTATCGACTTTATACGCAAAAAGCAATATTTGAAAATCAGGGGACTGCACATATTTGTACAGCCCCGATTTTCTTATGTCGATGCTTGAATATGTTTCAATATCAATCGACAAATTTTTCATATTACATACCTAAGAAGCCGTAGCCATTACCCTGTTGCGGGTATGCCATCGGCTGTTGCATTTGCTGAGGATAAGTCGTCGGCTGAGCTTGTTGAGGGTAAGTTATTGACTGTACAGGTGCACCAAAATCTTGTTTTGCAGTTGTGCCACCACCAAGAGGCTCACCATCACGAAGCTTTTGCACATTACCAAGACCGCAGCCGATTCCTTTTCTTCCGTGGCTGTTATATGGATAGAACCTTATTGAAACTCTTCCATAGCAGCCACTATAAACGGCAGTTGGAGAAAGAATAGGCTGAACATTTTTATCCACAACCTCCGGCTTATTCTTTGAAGAAGCCGTAAATACCCAGTGACCTTTGCATTCGGGACCAAATTCTTCGCCATTCTGTCTTATTCCGTCACCGTCATGTACGGGCGTTGCAGGATTAGGCGGAAGTTGTATGCCGTTGTTTATAGCCTCCTGCATAGCTTGTTGTATAGCATTATCTATTGCCTGCTTGGTCGCAACATCTGTTTTTGGTACAAGAATAGTGACCGAATATTTAGGGTCGCTACCATCTCTTGAAATCGGATTAAAAATATTAGCATAAGAAAGCCTTACTTCACCTGTTACTATTGTATCTGACATAATATAAATCTCCTTTTATTTAAAATCTTCTGTTGCAGTTGTATCCTGCACATATTCTGGGCGTTTATCACTCTCCGGAACGAGAGTAGGCTTACCTTTAGACTTTTGAAATAAGTCTGAAAAATCTCCAAAATATTCTTTACCTATGAGTTTTTCAAGCTGTGCTACTGAAAGTGTTTTTCTTTCATATGCAAGTGAAGAGGGGTAGCCGAGTGAACTAAGTCTATGTTCTATTTCTTCTGAATCTGATGACCAACTTCTTGAACCTCTGCCCTCAACTGCTTTCCAGCCATCAATTTTGTTACCGTTTAGTACCGCTTCAAGTGCATATTTTTCAAGGTCCTCAACCCATTTTTTTAGGTCTTGCGCTTGGCTCAATACTTGGCCAACCTCACTATCACTTAAAGTGGCCTCTCCTTCATTTGCGGTTGAGGCAGGCTTGGCGAACTCATATTGCGCAAGCTGTAAATTTTCTTCAGCTCGTTTTCTGCAAGGTGAAGCTATTTTGCAAAATTTACAATGTGCGCCTGACTTAAATTCGCCCTTACCGTCATAAGCAAGCTGTGCGATAGATTTAATGCTTTCGCCCCAGGAAAGCAAATCCTCAAGTGAAATCTTCCATTCCGATATATTATCAAGTCTTGGCTGGATAATTGAAAGGTATATCTGCTTTATGGGGTAGAACATTTGGTATAAATTAACGGCTCCAAGAGCATACAGCTTCATCTGTGGGTTGTCCTCTGCGGACACAGGTACGCCTTTACCGTATTTAAAGTCAATAATATGTAAATTCCCACCGCAAACTATAATACAATCAGATGTACCAAAACCATCTGGAACATAATTACTATAATCAACTTGCTTTTCAACAAACATACCCGGGCGTGAATCAAAACTTATTGCAAGTTTTTTCACATAGTTAACATAAACATCTGTATATGTATCCATCTCTGGCTGATAAAGTTCACTCTTTTTCAACTTATTAAGCTTTGTTGTAATCGTTCTCTTGGGTACAGGAGTCATAAAACCCGAAAGCTTAATCTCGCACATTTCATGTGCGAGGGTACCCTCTTTTGCATAAACGCTTTCTGTATCAGGCATATTTTCTGTAAGTCTTACAGAAGGTGGGCAGTTAAGCCACCTTGCCGCAGAACTTGCGGATAGAAGTGCATGTTTATCAGGCATTAAAGCACACCTCCGAGATTTCTGAGACCGTTAGCAAATTCACCATATCTTGCAGGTGGAATATCCATAAGTGTAGCAACACCAAAGCTTTGTACAAGTGCTTGTATCTGGGCGACCTTACCTGCGTCAAGAAGCGGTGCGATAGCTGTCTGTAGCTGCTCAATAGTGTAGTTTGGTACATTTGACGGCTGAACAGGAACGCTGTTTGGCACAGCTGTAGGAGCCGATGTAGGCACAGTAGTAGGTACTGGCATTGGCATCGGCATTGCTGTTGAAGCAACAGCATTTGTTGGAACAGTTTGCAATGGCATAACTGTTGAAGCAACAGGTGCAGTAGGAATGGCAGGGGATTCTTTCTTAGGTTCGAGCTTCATCGATGGCTCAGCAATATTCTTCTGAATAAGCTTTAAAACCTCCATAGCCCCCTCCGCTGTAATCTCGTTGAGTGTAAGATTTACTGTCATAATTAACATCCTTTCTAATATTTTTATTATGTATACAGTCCATATTTGGACAGTTACAATCGCATATATGCTCATCCGAGCAACTGTATTCAACAAACATAGACTATTCCTCTTCTATAGACACAAGAGCTTCGCCTTGAATTATCATTTGACTTGCAACAACTCTCATTGAAAGACCTGTTTTATCAGAAAGTTTTTGAAGAATAATCTCTGCTTCCGGTGAAATTCTTACAACGCCTGAAAGGCTGCCATAGCGCTTCGGTGCTTTCAAAATGATTCTGCCTTCTTCTTTCATCTTTCTACCTCCGTTTTCGTTATTCTATCGAATTTTTCATGAGATATATTCTCGCTGATTGTATCTCTGATGTTGTAAGACTGCGAAAACTCTCACCGTCTGCCGCTGTAATGACTACTGTGCCTCTTATATCACTACCGTAGTAATCGATGTTAGCTTTTTTGTCTTTAATTCTGCCTTCTTCATCGATTACTCCAATAAGTCCGTTGCCAAGATTAATGACTTCAATACAACCGCCAACAGCCTGTTGAAAAGCTTTGAGGGTATTCGGAATCTCGATTATTTGCGAAATCTCGCCTGGTTGTTGAATAACAATCTTGATTTTCTCCGCTTTGCGTGCTATACTCTTAACAGTAAATGTTTTTCTTTTTGTATCGTCCCCAGAGTTGCCGCTCTGGAGGCGATTTTTCTTTTGTACAAACATTTTTAATCCTCCTCAAATTTGTAATTGTGCGGTTTAAATCTTTCTATGTGCAAGCGATAATCTCGCTTTTGGTATATTTTGTTTGCAAGTATCTCAAAGTCGTAGCGATTTCTACAGATTTTATCTGCTTTTTCAGCGAGTTTATTCATACGCTTTTCGAGTTTTGCTGTCTTTCGCTTTGCAGATTTAGCTTTGCTCTTGCGACTGAGGTTCTTGCAAAAGTTTTTGAGTTTATCCATCTGTTTTCTCCTCTATAATATTTTCATCATTCAACTTATCAGCCATTTCTTGCTGTTCAACCTGTCGCTTGGCGGCTGCCATAGCAATATGAGCAAGTGTTGTATAAAAGCCTTTCGTCTTTTCGCAGTAAGGAAGCTTAAACCCTTCCATATCCTCAAGCACAACACCATCAGCCATTGTGTTCGTAAGATTAACCTTGTTACCGTATATAGTTATTCTTTCTGACATATAAAACACCTCCATTTATATTTTATGTCGCATTAGGTTGTACATTTCACTTAAAAAGCCTTTAATTTTTGAGTTCTCGTCTTCAAGTTGTTTTATTCTTGATTCAAGGCTTCTGAGCCAAAACCAATTTACCCACAGCGCCACAACATAGCCTATGTTAGAGATAAGGTTGAGTATCGGATTTATCATCAGTGGTTTTCATTCCTCTCATTCTTTTGACAAATCGTTTCGTTTAAAATTTTGCATATAGCATAAAACTCTTCAAAGGTTATATTGCCGTCTCGTAAATCCAACAGTACAATATACATCATACTTTTAAAGGCAATTTTCAATTTTTTCTTATTAAACTGAACCTTGTAGGTTTCTATTGCTTCAAGATACTTGTTCATTTTGGGTTACCTCCTCACTATGCTTAAAAGTATGAAAAATCTTAGAACAATCCTCACAAACTCCATTAGAGCCCTCAAAATCAAAACCGTTGTCAATCAAATCGGCTAAATCTCTTTCAACCTCTTTACCACAAAACAAGCATTTTGAATAGACTGTTGAATCCTCAAGTTCTACATTTATTGTTGAACCGTCCTCAAATTTTTTCTTTATGTAATACATAGTTTCCGCCTCCTTTATCATTGTGCATTATTTATGAAAAGCAGTCTGAATGTTTCTCTACCCTTCGGAGTAATAAGAGGCTGTGTGCCATTCCATTGAGTTTTGTCATTAAAGCACTCTTTGAGTTCAAACAAACCGCCGTCAATGTGCTTTGCATAAGGCATTAACTTGCCTTTTTTATCACGATATACATATTTATGCTCAAGCAAAAAACTGACAAATTTATTTTGCTTGATTTCAAGCTGTTTGGCTGTTTCTCTGATACCTGTAAGAAGATTTCTTTCAACAAGCTCATCAAAATAATCTGCTTTTGGTTTCATAATCTGATTATCAACTGAAAGCTCCGAAACTTTAATTTGTAGCTTTTTGAGATTTTCGTTAGCATACTTCAAAGCTCTTGCCATAACCGCCTCAGGCGTATTCCACTGTTCCTCAATGTTTATAAAATACTGTCGGAACATCTTACCTTTTTCAGAGCGTTGAAGCATACATATTTCTTTTGCCATAGGGATTGTGAGTTGGTGGTCTGTTCTTGGCTTACCTGCCTTGCCGTCAATCCTATCCGACAAAAATGTCGAATAGTCCTTATTGATTTCAAAACCATATTCACACATTCTTGGAAACCATTTATCGTATGGTGTCTGCACTTCTAAAGCCTTGTGCAAATCTCTGCCGAGTACTGTCGGCTGTTCGCTGTCATAACTAATTTTGATAATTTCGTTCATTTGCTATACTCCTTTTTAATAAACATTTGTGTATTCATACAAATAGTTGTGTTTGTTCTTTACTTTAATCACTATATGTAGTATAATAAATATATAATATTAAAGAAAGAAGGTGCTACAATGTCAAACACAAAACAAACTTCAAAGTCTGTTGCAAGCAAAGCTTCTAAAATTCTCAAAGATGACCGTTATAGTAAAACATCTAAGAGTGTTGCAGGAAGTGCCTTATCACAGACAAAATCTACTGGTAAAAAACATAAATAATTTACCTAATGAGCAGAGTGTTACAGCACTCTGCTCATACTTTTTTAAGCAAAAAAACTGTATTTACATCTAAGCCTTTAAGTATACTTGAAATTTGCTGAATTTCAGATAGAGTCCACTGTGTTACTCCATTCATCTTCTGTGAAATTGTTTTATCATTTAAGCCTAACTTTTCAGATAGTTTCTTTTGAGATAAACCGTTTGAACGAATAGCTTCCCTTAGCAAATCCGCTCTAAAATTCAATTTACAAGTTTCCAGTTCCACTATCTCACCCCCTCTCACTGTGTCCAAAGCTGTTATGAGCTAAGTAGTTGCTATTGTTGTAAGAAATGTTTCGAGCGGAACATTTAATGCTTGACATATGCTGATGTATTCATCAGCACTTAATTTTCTTTTACCATTCAAGGAAAGAGAAACAGCATTTTGTGTCATTCCTGTTTTTTCGGCGAGAAAATTTTTCATAATACCATTATTTTCAAGATAATGATTTATATTTTCTGACAAACTCATAAACTCACCTCCTTTAAATCAAATTTAATTTGTTCATGAATATATAATACACAAATTTAATTTGATTGTCAATAGGTAATTCAAATTATTTTTGAATTTTTTAGCTTTATCTATTGATTTTTTCAAATTATAATTGTATAATTATTTTTACAGAGGTGATGAAAATGGACTATATTTATTTAGGCAAAATATTACAAGAAGCAAGAAATGCGTTAGGATTAAAACAATCAGAAATTGCTAATAAGCTTGGCTGTACATCAGCTAATATTAGTAGTTGGGAGCGAGGAAAAAGTAAAATTGATATAGATTCTTTTGCAAGTCTTTGCAAAATATATGATATTGATTTTGCTAATACACTTAATAAAGTTGCTAATGAACAAAACACTCCTGTCATAATTGATAAGAGCGACAATGATAAACAAAAGCTATTACATAATTACGAAAGTCTTAATGATACTGGAAGAGATAGACTATTAGAGTATTCAGATGATTTAGTAGCAAGTGGCAAGTATTCAAACACCGTTACTATAGCCGAGGTAGCAAGAACGAATGATAACAGAAAGTCTTTAACTGAAAGACAAGTTACAGCAAAAGAATTAGAAATATTCGACATTGCCCCTCAGAGTGATGAAGAACTTTAAATAATAAAGACCTCATAGGACATAATATCCTATGAGGTGATAAGTTTGGATTATGGAAAATATAAAGATGCACGAAATGCGTCTTGGCAATGTATTTTAGATTTTAATGTTAATAAATTACCTGTTATAGTAACAGACATTATCAAAAAATCTGAAAACATTAGATTGTTTAAAGATAGTGATGTGCATATGCTCGAAGAGGGCGAAAGCGGTAAAACAATACTTCATAATGGCTTTTTTGAAATTGTCTATCGTGATACAGAACCATCATACCGTTGTCGCTTTACAATATCGCACGAACTTGGTCATATTTTCTTAGGACACTTGTTGATAAACACTCCAGTTTACAGAACATTTGCCGTAAGAGATGATTTAGAAAGCTCAGCGAATGTATTCGCAAGAGATTTATTAGCCCCAGCCTGCGTTTTACACGAGCTACAAGCAACAACCGCTGAACAAATAGCTAAGATATGCAATATATCTATGCAAGCAGCTAAAAATCGTGCCGAGCGTATGCAAGTGCTTGAAGCAAGGAATAAATATTATCTTCACCCACTTGAAAGGCAAGTGCGACAACAATTCGAGCAATTCATAGAAGAATATCGCTCAAAAATGTAATCAATAAAAAACCGCTCCCACCGACGGCAATCGGCGAGAGCGGAAACCATTACAACGGGTGCAATGATACATTTCAAATGCAAAAATATTGTATCATACCCTTGTAAATTTTTCAAGTGAAGTTTACAAGGGATTTTTGCACCCTTTTTTAGAATATAAATATTAAAAAAGGAGTGTTTTTATGAAAAAAGTTGCGTGTTATGTAAGAGTTTCAACAGAAAATCAGATTGAAAATTATAGCATTGATGAGCAAACAGAACGCCTTGAAGCATACTGCAAAGCAAAGGATTATGCGATATATAAAATATATACCGACGGAGGATATAGTGGGGGCAATATGAATCGCCCTGCTCTCAACGCAATGCTTGCAGATATTGAGCATAAGCTGTTTGATACAATAATAGTTTATAAGCTCGATAGACTTAGCAGAAGTCAAAAAGATACACTAATGCTTATAGAAGATTACTTTCTTGCAAATAACATTGACTTCGTTTCCGTATCAGAAAACTTCGATACTTCTACCCCATTTGGTCGTGCAATGATAGGCATACTTTCGGTATTCGCACAGCTTGAAAAGGACCAGATAACCGAACGGTTCACGATGGGGCGTATCGGCAGAAGTAAATCGGGACTTTTTCACGGCGGTGGCAATGCTCCAAAAGGATATAACTACATAAATGGTCATCTTGAAATCAATACCGTTGAAGCAGAACAGGTAAAGGAAATCTTTTCACTATTTCTATCGGGAAAAAGTGTTAACGCCATAAGCAAAATTATGACCAAGAAATATAATGATAATCTTTGGAAAAACGCTTTACAAATCACTAATTGCATACGCAACAGCATTTATATAGGCAAGGTTAAATTTAAGGGTGTAGAGTATGACGGCGAACATCAGCCAATAATTTCAGAAGATGACTTTCGCAGAGCAAATGAGCTTTTAAAATCTGATGACCGTATAAAATTTCCTGCACAAAAAACTCCGTTTCGTGCAGGATTTTTATTATCAAGTCTTGTATACTGTAAAAATTGCGGTGCAAGATATAGTGCTTGCCATGGGTATTACAAATGTTATTCACGCTCTAAATCGACAGCAAAATTTGTTAAAGACCCAAGCTGTAAAAATAAAAACTGGAAAATAGATGAGCTTGACGCACTTGTTATTTCCGAAATACATAAAATAGCTATTGATGATGAATATAAGAAACTATTTAAAAAAGAAGAAAAAACAGACGATACAAAAAGCATCAAAGCCGAAATATCAAAGATTGATTTCCAAATAAATCGCTTATTAGACCTTTATCAAATATCAGATATACCTATAGATACTATCAAAAGCAAAATAACTGTATTAACAAATAAGAAAGATGAATTAAATGAACTTTTAAATAAAAACAGAAGAGCAGATAATTATAAAGCATTTCAAGCTGCACTCAACAGATTTGAAGCCTTAGATGATACATCAGGCATTGACGAGCGAAGATTGCTCATATCAACGCTAATCGAACGCATAACTATTGATGAGGAATCTGTAAATATAACTTGGAGAATTGAAAGCAAAATTGTATAG